GCGGACGGCCTTTTTACGTCTATTGAGTCCAATACGATTATTGACATCACGCCATCTGGGCTAACCAGCGGCAACGTAGACGCCGTGGAAAACCTCGGTTTTGGCGGTAACTTCTATGGTCAAGAATACTACGGTACAGCGCGTATTGCGGGCATTCCGCAAGAGTGTACAACGTGGTCATTAGACAACTGGGGCGAGTACCTCGTTGCGTGTTCTAGTGATGACGGCAAGCTTTATCAGTGGCAGCTCAACAACGCGGCTAATGCGGCACTTGTTGCTAATGCACCCACTAGCAATACGAGCATCTTAGTAACTGAAGAACGTTTTGTCTTCTGCCTCGGTGCCGGTGGTAATCCTAGAAAGGTTCAGTGGTCAGATAGAGAAGACATTGATACATGGACGCCTGCGGCTACTAACGAGGCCGGCGATTTAGAGCTACAGACCTCTGGCAAGATCATGCAGGGCATCCGTATTCGAGGCCGAGCGTTAATTATTACGACGACTGATGCTCACGTAGCATCCTACTCAGGGCCGCCCGTGGTCTACGGGTTTGAGCGTGCTGGGACAGCTTGTGGCGGGATCTCACGCCAATCAGCGGTTGCAGTGGACGAGGGTGCATTCTGGATGGGTCAGAAGGCGTTTTTCGTTTATAACGGCTCATCGGTACAAGAAATCCCCTGTGATGTCGCTGACTACGTGTTTGACGATATCAACAACTCGCAGGCATCTAAAGTCTGTGCGGTGCATAACTCGCAGTATGGCGAGGTCTGGTGGTTCTACCCATCGAGAGACTCGCAGGAAAACAACCGATACGTCTCCTACAACTACCAACAGCAATACTGGATGATTGGCACCTTGGCGCGTACAGCAGCCGTTGATCGCGGCGTATTCCGATACCCCATGTGGTTTGGCCCTGATGCCAATATCTATGATCACGAGGTCTCACTATCACACGATGGCGATGACATCTTTGTAGAGAGCGGGCCTATCTTTGTAGGCGAGGGTGAGAACGTTGTCCGGGTGACTGAGCTAATACCTGATGAGAAAACGCAAGGACAGGTGACTGCTACATTCAAAACGCGTTTCTACCCTAACGACACAGAAAGCTCGCACGGGCCATTTACGATGGCTAACCCTACAAGTGTACGGTTTACCGGCAGACAGCTCCGCATGCGCCTTACCGGCAGTGACCTAACGGATTTCCGTGTAGGCAATATGCGTCTTGATGTCAAACCAGGGGGACGTCGGTGAGCATCGGATCATCGCCTCCACCACCCGGCGGCCCAGAGTGGAAGCCTTGGGGTGAGCGCCTCAATGATTATCTAAGACGTGTGCGGTCGCAACTCGCATTTTTTGAGGCTGGCGACAGCGCAAAAGACGATGGAATTATCTTGTGGGACTCTACGGGCTACCCGGTTGTCTCTAGTGGTGGTGAGTTTAAGCAAATCGTCCTCGCTGACGGTCATGGCGATTTCACTATCACGTCTGATTATGCTTATGCGGCGGCTGATACAACGTATGAATTAACCTACACTGCGGGGAGCAACAACACGGGCCTCACGCAAAGCGGATCACAAATAGCATTCGATGAAGCTGGTTATTACTTGGTCAGCTTTTCTGCGCAGATTTTTAGCTCATCAGCCAGCACAGTAGAGTTTGCATTCTGGCCGAAAATTAACGGCACAAACCTCGGTGGCAGCACTATACGCACGGCACTCCACGGTAATTCAGAAACCACTGTTGTGAGTCGTACAGCCATTATCAAGGTAAATGCAAGCGATTATTTAGAGGTCGCAACAGCGGCAGATAGCACTAGCGCATCGTTAAAAGCGTTCGCGGCAAGCGGTATTTCTGATGAACCTGCATGTCCAGCGACGACATTAACGATCATACGAGTGCATAGGTGATATAATTGGCAACCATAGTAGAGGAATTAGTGCGGTGTCAGCCTTGGTTAGAGGCAGCTCTGGAGAGAGCAAACGGCACACATACGATTTCTGACGTGGTTGAGGCCATTGCCGCAGGCAGTATGCAGTTTTGGCCGGCACCACGAGGGTGTGCAGTAACAGAGATTATTAAGTACCCCAACAAGAAGGTTCTACACGTTTTTCTTGCTGGGGGTGAATTAGATCAGATCGTAGAAATGGATGGTTCTGCGGCTGAATTTGCACGAATGAACGGTTGCACTGCTATGACGATCGCGGGACGCAAAGGCTGGGCTAGAGTGCTGAAAGATAAAGGCTACGAAGAAGCCTTCACAGTATTAGCAAAGGAACTTTGATATGTCAGGTGGAAAAGGCGGCAGTCAGACTACAAGGGTAGAGATACCTGAGTTCATCGAAGCAGCAGCCCGCGAGAACCTTGCACGCGCACAACGCACAGCGCAGATGGGCTATTTGCCCTATTACGGGCCAGAGGTCGCGGCATTCTCTCCGATGCAGGAGCAGGCGATGCGTGCTACCGGCGGTGCCGCAGAAGCGTTCGGGTTAGCTGGCCCCGGATTTGATCCACTTGCGGGTGTTCCGCGTGCTGACGAGTTCAGGGGCGGTCTACGTGGGTATGGCTCAGGTGAATTGTTTGAGCAAGCGCTAGGCACATTGCAACAGCGCAGCCCACAGCAGTTTTCACGTTACGCAGCTCTTCCAACAGTAACGCCACCTTACACGACGTTTGATACAACGCCTGATGGCGATCCATCTATGGCGTTGCCACCAGGCACTGGCGTGCCTGCGGCGGGCGGGCCAAGTGACTTCACGCCTGTTTACAGCGGCCCAAGCATTGATTTTTTTGATCCTAATTTAGGCATGGAGTTTGGAGTTCAGGATCGCTTCCAAACTGACCTCGAAGACTTGCGACAGCAAATTGAGGGTCTGAGGGCGCAGCCGCCTGTCAGCTACACTGATCCAGCCGTCACTGAGCGACTTGCAAATATTGAAGGCCGTTTGACTGGTTATGAGCCATTTGATCCTTCCAATCTGCAACAGCAAATTGCGGAGCTAAGAGGACAGCCACAGTTTGATCCTACTGATTTAACTTCTCGCATTGCTGGTATTGAGGGTCAGTTGGGCGGAATGACGCAGTTTGACCCTACTGATTTGCAAACGCGACTGGGTGCATTGGAAGGCCGGCAAGGATTTGACCCTACCGCTATCTACGAGCAGATCGGTGATATTAGAGGCCGTGTTGAAAGTTTCTCACCATTTGATCCTACTGCTTTACAACAACAAATTTCTGGCCTTGAAGGCCGTATAGGCGGAATGACTCAGTTTGATCCTAGCGACTTGCAAAGACAAATTGCTGAGTTACGGGGCATTGAGCAATTTGACCCATCCGGTTTACAGCAACAGATCGCAGGTTTGCAAGGAAGAATCGAAGGCATAACGCCGTTTGATCCCTCAAATATACAACAGCAAATAGCAGAGTTGCGGGGCGCGAGCAGAGAAATTTTCGATCCGTCTGACTTGCAGGCACAGATTGCAGCGAACGAAGCTAGACTCGAGGCTATGCAGCAGTTTGACCCATCAGATTTGGTAACGCGCGTTAGTGGTTTAGAAGGTCAATTCGGCAGCATGACGCCTTTTGACCCCTCTGGCCTACAACAGCAAATAGCTGGATTGCAGGGCAGAATAGAAGGCATGACGCCGTTTGATCCTACTGATATTCAGTCACAGCTTGCAGAATTGAGAAGTGTAGAACGCTTCGATCCCAGTGCCTTACAAGCACAAATCGCAGCTAATGAAGCAAGACTTGAAGCCATGCAACAGTTTGACCCATCAGACTTAGTGACGCGCGTCAGTGGCTTAGAAGGCCAATTTGGCAGCATGCAGCAGTTTGATCCTAGTGGATTGCTTGGACAGATTAGCGGTCTACAAGAACAGGTAGGACAGTTACAGTCTCGGCCTACCTTTGACCCATCAGGCTTGCAGCAACAGATTACTGCGTTACAGCAACAGCCCGGCTTTGATCCCTCGGCTCTCACGCAACGCATCAGTGCATTAGAGTCAGCTCCCGGTTTTGATCCTACGGGCCTACAAAGCCAGATACAGGGACTTCAACAGCAGTTCGCAGGATTTACACCGTTCGATCCTACTGGCCTACAATCGCAAATCACGGCCTTACAGCAGCGCCCCGGATTTGATGCTAGTGGCATCCTAGGGCGGCTTGGTGCGCTTGAGGCGGCACCGGGCTTCGATCCAACCGGCTTGCAGTCACAGATTAGCGGTCTACAGCAACAGTTTGCAGGGTTTACGCCGTTCGATCCGACTGGACTACAAAGCCAGATAAGGGGTTTGCAAGAGCAGTTTGGCGGCTTCACTCCGTTCGACCCAACAGGTCTACAGCAGCAAATAGCGGCTAATCAACTTGCATTGAGTCAGATCCCTCAGTTTGACCCTAGCGGCTTGCAGAGCCAGATATCGGGCTTGCAGCAACAATTCGCAGGCTTTACCCCATTTGACCCAACCGGCTTGCAGTCGCAAATCTCACAACTACAGTCGGCTATCAGTAATTTACAAGGCGCAGCAGCAACAGCACCGGCAGCAACAGCGCCCACAGCAAGCATAGGAGTTTAACGATGGCAGGAGCAGGTACAGGGCCAGCAGCAATGCCAATGGCAGGCGGGCCATCAATGGGTCGCGGTTTTGGATTTGCGGGTAACTATGGTGCGCCAGCAATGCCGCCAAGTTTTAACTTTCCAAGCGGGCCTATGAATATAGGTAGGTCGGGGCAAGTAAAGCCTAGCGGTCAATACTCAGGTGGATTCATGGGTCAAGGCCCAGCGATACAGCCTGCCGCCCCTGCTTTGCAAATGCAAACAGTTCAGGTAAATCCGAATACAGGAAGACCCTTTGCATCGAGTCGTGAGCAAATGCAATACCTATTGCCAGATGCAAATCTATCAACAGGAAGACAGCTCTACACACCGCCTATGGCTACACCGCGTGCGGGTATCGATGTGCCAGGTATTAACTTACCTTTCCGTCCGCAACCGCCGATGGCTGCACCTCAACCCGTGCAAGGCGGTCGTGACTATATGCCTACGCCGCCCATGATGACACCTATATCACGGCCACAGCCAACACCGATAAGTGAAGGCAAGCCACAAGCACCTGCAAAACCGCAGCCTAGCGCTACGCCTCCCCTTGATCCAGCAGGTGGGCCGGTTACTCAACCAATGAAACAAGCGCCTATAAGACGCGAGCCAATAGACTTTGGCCCCTCTGATGAAAGCGTTTTTGAGCGATCTGCGCGTGGTGTACGCACGGCAATGGGCGCAACTGGCACAGAATTGGGCTATCAGCCGTCTCGCGTGCAAGGCTTCAGTTATGAAGCGCCGACAATCGCAAGTCAGATTGAGCAGTTTAGGAACCCCTTTGAGCAGCAGGTTGTAGAGGGTGCGTTAGGCGATATTGAACGGCAGCGACAGATGCAGGCTAATCAGCTCGCAGCCCAGTTCCAAGCTGCACGAGGCTTTGGTGGATCGCGTCAAGCTATCCAAGAAGCAGAGTTAGCACGCTCGGCTATGGAGCAAGGTGCAGGCACAGCGGCGCAGTTAAGACAGCAAGGGTTTGGTCAGGCACTACAAGCGGCGGCACAGCAGGCTCAGATGGGTCAGCGCGCACAAGAGTTTGGTTTAGGTCAAAGCATGCAGGCACAGCTTGCTAACCAAGCGGCAAAACTTGCAGGCTCTCAGCAACGCATGCGAGCGGCGTCTCAGTTAGCTAACTTGGCTAACCTTGGTTTTGGTATGGGTCAGACAGTACAGCAGCAGATGCAGCGGCAGGGCGCGTTGCAGCAACAGCTCCAGCAGCAGATCATGAATGCGGCACGTCAGCAGTTTGAAGGCTTCCGTAACTACCCAGCTCAAGCACTTGGTTACTACGCTCAGGCATTGGGTGCTACACCGACACCGCAGTCAAGTACGACATCACGTCAGCCCGGTCTGTTCGATTACCTAACGCTTGGATTGAGTTTGTAAAATGGTAGCTACTGATCAAGAAGCCCCACAAGGGCAGTCATACAAAGGATTGCTAGATTTCCTTATTAAAGACGAGGAAGAGCGGGCAAAAATGCGCGAGCTGGCAAACAGGGTAGGAGCGGCTGCTACGACGTTCCAACAGTTTGATGTTGCACAGCCAATGCCGATGATGGTGGGCGGTGGCTTGTTACAACAACCTATGCATCCTGCGATGACACCAGTAGCGACAGGGATGATGGGTATGCAAGCGCAAGGTGACGCTGAAAAACTAGCTAAATTAAAAGCGTTGCTCGGCTTAGGATAACGGTTAAGGATATAAACATGGTCGCTAATTTAGGCTTTGGCCCTACACAACAAGATGATCGAGAGCTAATGCGTATGCTAGAGCAGGCACAACAAAGGCGCGCTCCAAACGCAGCGGTTGCGGCGGCAAATACGCCTCAAGCTCGTGCAACTCAACAAGCATTTATGCAGCAACGCGAGCAAGCAATGAAGCCTGCTGTTAGCGTAGCTGGAGGATCAACCACGCCAAAACCAGAGCAAGCTGGATTTTT